TAGATCTGGATGGTGGCAGCGCCGGTCGAATCCGTGACGGCCTGAGTCACCGCAAACTGCATCAGGTTCTGGCTTCCGCTGTACACGTTATGCGTACCGCTTGGGTTGACCTTGAAACAGCCAGCAATGGTGAATTTGTCCGTGGTGGTAAGCGACAAGCTTGCAGCCGTCCAACCGTCAGTGATAAGGCTGGAGCCGGTCTGGCTGGCACCGTTCACGCGCCCGGTTCCTGCGTAGGTTCCCACTGTGATGCCGGGGATCTGTTCAGAACGAGCAAAGGTGAAGCCAGCGTATTTGCCGATGACGCCTTCGAGGTACGGCTTGGTCTGGTCGGGCTGGAACAACGTCTGGGACAAGCCCACAAGGTTCTGCTCAAATTCAGACGGCCAAATGATGGCGCGGTTCTGATCCGGTGCCAGCAGTTTGTTCAGCGAGGTCCGTGCCCCGTTGTAGGTGCTGGTCGAGGTCGGAAGAGTTCCGGGCGTGCCGACGAAGTTGGGGGATGTGGCCTGAATGAACTGCTCCAGATCGGCTTCGACCTGATTCGCAATCATGACGCCCATCGGACCTGAGTACTTTTTGTGGAAGCGGCTCATGTCGAAGAACAAGTTTTCGTCGGTGTCGTTGTAGATGAAATCGCCGCCGCGCCAGTACGAAATTGTCAGCGGGACGGTGGTCTGCACAACGGGTTCGGGTTGGAATCCTTGGCCCTGACGGCCCTGAGGACGCCACGGACGAGGGATCTGTAAGGTGGTACCGATTGGGGTGGACTGCTCGAAATACTTCTGATACTCCCGGCTGACCATGCGCAAGGCAGGGCAGTTGTTGTAGAGCACCCGAAGAGTTTCCGACGCCACTTCCTGCCGTACTGGCAGTGAATTGATAGGCATACCGCGCTCCTGAAAGTGAGTTCCGAGAACGTCTGGCTGTTATTGTCGAGCGCTGAGGTTATCGTCCGAACTGTGCCTGATTACGCTTCTGCATCCAGGCTACTGACCCGATTGCAGGTTCATCAGGTGCCGGTGAACCACCCCGCGCCGCAACTTCCGCTGACGGCTTCGGTTTAGCAGGTTTAACCTCCTGCTGCGGTTCCGCCCGGCCTTCCAGCTTCTGCGGGGTGCTTGCGGTCTTTACCTTTTCAGGTGTGGCTTGCGCGGCCTCAGGTTTATCATACGCCTTTTCGAGCCGTCCTTCAAGACGGTGAAAGGCGCGGATCTGTTCTGCGGGCTTCAGGTCCAACATTTCCTGAAGTTTGTTGGGGTGCTTGGCAAAGTGGTGGAGCGCAAACGCCCGAACGTCGCTATTGGATAGCAGCGCCATCAAAGTTTTTTGCTGTGTCGGGTCAAACTCTGGCGCGTCTTCGTCGTCCATCGCATTTTTCGCCACTTCGTCCCAATCGGAAATAAGCGCGATATCGGCAACGGCCTTTTCGTCCATCGCCTGCAAGTAAGCGGCGCGGGATTCCTGATCCTTCGCGTTTTCAGCAAATTGGTTCTGCTGTTTCGCTTCCTGCTGGCGGTCCCACTTCTGGGTTGCCCGGAGGTATTCAGCGTCGGTGCCGTAGTCGCTGCGATCCGGCTCTGCGTCCTCGACTGGCGCTACGTGTCGAGTAGCGCCGCGGAGCGTGTCCAGTTCCGCTTGAAGCTGTTCCCGCATCGCCTGTTCACGCCCAATGGCACGCTGAAGGCGCGACATGCTGCGAGACATTCGCGGCTGTTCAGGTTCTTCGGCCTTGGCTACAACGGGTTCAGGCTTGCCCGGTGTCGGCTTCTCCGGTTCCGTCACAACGGCCGGCACGCCCTTGTTTCGGGCTTCCATAAACGCCTTGCTGTCAAATACGGGTTCTTCTACTTCTACCTGTTCTGCTACTGCGCTCATAGTGCTCCTTCTTCGCCCGTAGGCTCCGGTTGCGCTGCCGCCTCAACGGCTGGCATGTTCTCTTGCTGCTGCTGCTGTTGCTGCTGTTGCTGTTGCTGCTGGTCGGCCATCTGCGCCTGTTGTGCCGCCATCTGCGCCTGTTGTGCCGCCATCTGCTGTTGCTCAAGCTGGTCCTTTTCGTGAGCAATCTGGGTAATAGCCAGCGCATCAGCCGCCGCCCTCGCTTCATCCTGCTGCGTTGCCCCAATCTCTGCGATGGCCAGCTTTACAGCGTTGTTTTCCGATGCAATGCGCTCCCTTGATTCGATCTCGGGCATCTTCGCAGCCAACGCCTGCGCCAACTTCTGGATGGTTTCCTGAGATCCCTGCAACTGGGTCTGCATTACCTGAAGCTGTTGTCCCATCTGCTGCGGGGTCATTTCCGCGTTCTGGTCAGGTGCGATCAGATCCGCGATGCCTTCCATCTGCGGGTTGCCTTGGCCAATCATGCGAACCAATTTTGCCGTAACTGCAGGGTTTGCAAGGATTTGCGGGTTGATCTTGATGGCTTCGAGCAACATCGAAAGCGCCTGATCTTGTCGAGTCTGGAAATTGGGTCCAGCCACCACGCGAACAGAATACTCGCCCATGGTCAGGTCGTTGCGCTTGCCCTTCTTGCCTGTCTGAGGGTCAATGCCATCAGCCGGAAAAATCTGGTTAATCGCCACCGTCTCATGTTGGGAGTCAGGCCGCACAATCTGCACAACCTGCGGCCCGGTCATAATCTTGGGGAAAATCACGCACATTTGCTGGTACATGATGGTTTTGACACGGTGCAAGTTGTCGGCATAGCTGAAGTTCGCCACGTTTGATTCGCTGCGAAGTTGCTCGATGGCCTTGCCCGACTGATTGCCCTTGTCCTCGCCCAAGCTGGACGAATACATGCTGGTGACGGCCTTAAATTGCTCAGTAAAGAACCCGCCCAGCGCCAGCAGCCATTGAATCGGCGCTTCCCACTGGTTTTTCTGCGGGGCAGGCAATAACACCTGCTGGCCCAGTTCGTTTGTCGCAAACGTCGGCGTTACTTCAAGATACGCCCAGACTTCGGTGTTTGCAGTCTGCCAGCGCGGGTCGTCAAACTGGCCCTTGTAACCGATATACCCTGACTTGTTGGCAAGGCCAGCGATCTCGGTCGCCGTGGTCGCCACGTAGTTTAGCGCCCTGTTTGAGTCCAGCCCAGGAGAAATCAGACTCAACCGATGCAACTTGCCGTCAATGTAGATTTCAGGCCCGAGAACGGGAAATAGCGGGATCAACGAACCTTCCCAATCCGTCTCGTCCAGCACTTCCAGCGCATCCACAAGGTACTTCTTGATGGTTCGCTTCGGTGCCTTGCGGCTGCGTGCTTCGTCACCCGTCAAGCGCTTGGCGTTGATCGGTACAGGCTCGTCATCGTAGCGCCAGATGTAGTCGGAGTACAGCCGGGAGGTCCGGTCTTCTTCCTCGACAAGGTAAAACTCGCAGACGTAGAAAGGACCACGCCAGCGCCCGTCGCCGTCGTCACGCGCCCCGGTCCACTCAATCATGGACATTGTATCGTCAGTCCCGATGCCCATCGCATCTCGTAACCAACCTTGCGCCATCTGGACGCCGCCTGGTTCCCTGACGCGTCGCTTTCCAAACGCCATCTCGTATTCGTCGCCCGAATACATGACAATTTTCCCGGCCCATCTCGCATCCTGCCGGTTGGCCATCCGCGCCTTCGGGTCAAAGAACACGGTGGACGGATCTTCCACTGACTTGATGACGATGCGCTGCCGGTCGTCCCGGTCGTTTGCGTACTCGGTCGCCATCTCGATTACGCCAAAACCGCTCGTGGCGCTGTACTTGATGGCCGTGGCGTCCGCGACTTCCGCCATACTGCGGTATTCCACCTCGCGAATCAGCCCCTCGATGATGTCGGGTTCTGCCGCGTGCTCCGTCTCGCCAACAGGCTTACATTGCGGCCCCGGAGGGTTTAGCCGAACGTCTCCTTCCACCTGATCTACAGCGGGCTTGCACTTGTTGATTGTGATGTAAGGACGCCCAGCCTGTTTTCTGCTGGTGATTTCGCTGTCCCTCCATTGCAGATCCCCGCCAACATAGAAGCCTAGCCGAATGCGTTCTTCCTCGCGGATAGCGACGTTGGCCTTCTTCCATGCCGCCCAGCAGCGCCGGGCAAAAACGGGAATCTGATCTTTTGGGATGGTCGGCATTTAGTTCAAGGGTCGCATATTCTTTGGAACCTTGCCGTCAACGCGGAATGACCCGTTCACAGCCAGCGACGTTTCGCCCCCCGGCATCACAATCGACATACCAGCCTCAATATCGTGCTCGTAAATCCTGCCTGAATTTGGCCCATCAATTTCGGCAAGGTCACGAACGTAAGCCATTGCGTGCCCGTGACTGAGGAACAGCCTCGATTCGCGCTTATTCGGGTTGAAGCCCTCGACGCTCATCTTTTCAGCGCATTCCGCCGCATACATGCCATCAGGCAGCGTCCAAAGGGTCGCGCATTGCCGGGAAGGAATTGTCAGCAGCAAATGTGTGGTGCCTGCCGGGATACGGTCCTTGATGCGCTCGAATATCGGCGCAAGGTCTACTATCTGCTCACTCATGCGCGGTCACTTCCAAGCTCGTTCTGTTTCTGCACTCTGTTTAGCTCCTCCATCTCGGATTCCTTGCCTCACTTCCTGATGCGTCAGGATAACTCCCTGCGCGGCTAATCGCTGCTGTGCCTCGACAGCTTGGCAGTTCAGGCATCGGCGCTTGTTGTCCGATATCTGCCGCCCGCAATTGTCCGCGCAGGGCTTACTCATGCGTTCTCTGAAACCAACACATAGGAGTATTTCTCCCATGCGCTTTCCCATGAATAACGCGCCAAATTGGACCACTTAACGAGTTGCATTACCGCGTCACGTCAACAGCGAGGCCGTAGGTGCCAGCCGTAACGCTGCCGCTGATGGCCGTCACGTTGCCGGAGTCGGTCGCGTTCCAGTCGGTTGCCCCGAACACGCCAGTTTTCGCGCC